GAGTCGTTTTTCCTCTTCGAGCGCGGCAGCAATCCGACGACTCAATGCACCGCCGGTCGGCCGATAACCGACCTGCGAGAGCGCGCCGCCCTCCTGATCTTGGGTGACATCGGTGTCACCCACATCCTGCGAGTCGTCGGCCGGCAGGCCGAAGCCGCCGAAAGCGTAATTGCGGATCATGCCACCCTCGGCCTTGCCGAAATTAAAATCGAGTTGCGCCGGATCGCTGTCCTTGAGCGGGTTGCCGGTCTTGCGTTCGAGGTAATCGGCCCAGCTCGTCATGGCATCCTTCAACGAGAAGTTGGGATAGCCCGACAGGTTGCCCTGCACGTCGACCGGCACGCCCATCTCGCTGAGACGGGCCAGCGATGGCACCGTGGCCAGATCGAGCGACGCCGGGTTCCACGCCGCCGCCACGGCACCGGTCTTGGGATGCAGGATCGGCACGCGCGGCTTGTAATCGGCGAGGCCGTGCGCCTTGGCCCAGTCGGCGTAGGCGTCCTCCATGGCCTTCGATTCATCGGACGTCGCGCCGAAGCGGCTTTTCTGGTCGAAGATGCTGCCGATATGCTGGGCAACATCACGACGCTGGCTGTAGCCCGCACCCTCGTCCCATGCGTTGTGCACGCCGCCAAGCCGCACGAGGTTGCCGTGCTGGTTGGCAACCAGCATCTCCGGCAGATTACCGAAGCTCGACCACATGTTCTTCGGCAGATACGACGAGTAGATGTCGCCCTCCGACGGCATGTTCGACCACGGCACCTTGGGCAGGCCGAACGGCGCATCCATGTCAGGATGGGGATGCACCGACCACGGCTGGCCCGGCGCATTGGCCCACAGGTTCTTTTTGACGGTGCCGGTCAGGCGGACGCTGCCCTTGTTGCCCGGCAGCATGCGCCCGGTGTAAGGCTTGGCGAGGTCGTCGCCGTAGCGCCCGTGGACCAGCGCCTCGTTGCCGGTCTCGTCGACATGCTTGAGAACCCGCTCGACGCCCTTCTGGACCGACGGGTCGAGGCTCTCCTTGAGCGCGCCCTTGTTGAAGAAGTTTATCAACTTCAGCGGATTGATCGCCGCGAGCTGCGAGAGCGCTCCGCCGCCCTCTGCGTCGGGCTGGCCGCCGACATCGAAGTGCTGCACGCGACCTCCTTCGGCCTTCTCGCGGTTGACGATGTCGATCAGGTCGGACGATTGCGGGAAGACGACGTAGTTGCGCGTCCTGCCGGGATCACCCTCCATTGGTCCGGCGAATGGAAACCGCTGCTGCTGCCGGCTGAACTTGTCGAGGAAGCGAACGCCATGCACGTCGAGGTCCGACAGATAATTGGCGGTCATCTTCTTGGCCGAGTCGTCGTAGAACGCATCCGACATCACACCTTGCGGGCCGGGCTGCATCAGGAAGTGATGCAGGTCGCGCCCGGTATAGCCATCAGGCGCGTCCCACGGACTGTTCAGGCCTTCGTAATCGAGATGCTCGCCGATGCTGTCAGCGACATTCGGATGAACCCTGTCCATGATCCGACGGTTGCCGCCCTTGTCGAGCGGCGCATCCCAGTCGAGAAAATTGTCGGGGTGCGAGTTGATGTCGAGCGAGTAGAGCCAACCGGGCTTCTGCGGTTTGTAAAACGGCGGAATGCCCGCGATGGTTCGCTTGATCTGGTCGGGATCGAATTCCTGACCCGTCTTGCTTCCGCCGTAGGTGTTGCCGAGTTTAGCGGCGATCTCCTCGGGAGTGGAGCCGCCGGCCAGATTGTTCTGGAGGTAGCGCGCCAGCATCTCGGTGCGGCCGGGGTCGTTGAGATCGACGTGCTGCTTGATCAGCGCCTCCATCATGCTGTTCATGCCGAGGCGATCTACCGGGGCACCGTAGCGCGTCCAGCGGCCGGGCTCCTCGCTCTTGTCACCCGTGATGCGGCGGTACTCCTGACCGACTTGCGGGTTCTCGGCTGAGTAGAAGCCGTGGCCGTAGGCGGCACTGCCCTCACCCTTGCCGATGAACGACGGGTCGAACTTGTCGAACTTGTAGGGCGAGCCGGTGTAGGTGCGGATCGGACGACTCAGTGCGCCCTTCGCCGCCTCGATGCCCTTCTTCACCAGACCCAGCTCGTTCATGTGCGGAACGGCACCACCCTCGGCGAACGGCACCGTGAGCCGCAGCCCAGCACCCCAGCGCGGCTTGGCCTGATCGCCGCCCGGACCGACATACTTGTTGAAGCTGCCCGATGCGCCGAGCCGCGCGCCCTGCTTCCCGATGGGATGCTCGTAGCCCAGCAGGGCGTCGACGATCTGCGCAGTCGGATCGTAGCTGAACCCCGCCGTGCCCTTGCCGTCGCCCAGCGGGATGTCGAACGTCGGCGTGCCGTAGTCGCTGCGGAACCCCGGCACCCCACCGCCCTCGGCCCACGTCTCGGGCAGGCGCGGGAAGTCCTGTTCGTCCTGAAATCCCCGATTGGCGAGCGGCTCGTAAGACCCCGAATACTGCGGGATCACCCGGCCACTACCTTCGGCCTCCAACATGTCCTTGAGCGCTGGGCGATACTCACTGGGGTCAAGATGAGCGTAGGCCCGGCTGAGATCGTAGGAATCCGGCTTGATCACTACCAGAGACGAGTCGTCGCCCAGTGGACCCGCCATCGTCATCGAACGATGGCGGCCCTCGTGGCTGGTGACACGCGGCAATGCACGCTGGGTAACGTCGTTGGGATGCCAGCCGTAGCGCGCGGTCTCGCGGTCAAGTCCGAACGACAGGTTGGGCACCTCGTCCCAGCGACCTTCCTTGGCGATCTTGGCGTAGTGGTTCAGAACATCGTCGAGGTTACCGGTCATACCGGTGCGGCCGGCCTGATTGAACGCATTAGCCATGCGGTACTGCGGATCGCGTAACGCCTCGGGCGGAATGCGGAAGCTGTAATCCTGAAAAGTCTTGGGATCGATGGTGGTCAGCAGGTTGCCGTAGGACGGGTCAAGGGCATTGTGGATGGCGTCGGGATGGAAGTAGGTCAGGTCGGCTCCCTGATCCTGCGCCCGCACGAGTCGTTCAATAGCTTCCCGGCCTCCGACAGACTCGGCCGCCCGGAGTCGGCGAGCGACTTCGACATCGGGCACGATGATGTTGGGCTTGGACAACGCGCTCGTCGCCGCCTTTATCCGTCGCGCAATTTTGACAGGGTCGACCAAATCCGACTCCCCGTAAGGTCGGGTCAGTCAGAGACCATACTCCTTATGGGGGGTCGAGAGCCAGCAACGCCTAGGAATCGAGCGGCATCTCGCGGTGCGGGTAGCTGCCGCGCAGCCAACCGATGTACTGGGTCAGGGTCATGCCCATGCCGGCGAGGTGGCTGTCCTGCACATAGAACGCGCCGCGATGGCCACTCAGCCGGATTTTCCAGCCATCGATCTCCTCATCGCGCTCGGACGTTTCCCACGATTGGCCCGCGCCCGCTCGGTCCCCTCGAACGGAGAAATAGGTCTGTAGTTTGGATCGTAGGCCTTCTGGACCGTCAGGCGGTCCCTTGTCCCCAGCGTGTCCCATAGCTTGATCTCCTTGGCGGTGTACTGCTGCAGCTCGCGAAAGCTCAACTCGATCTGACCGCGCACGCCATTGCGCGTAACCTCCACCGCGACGCCAGAGGGCAGGTCGAGGGCATCCGGCCGGACCGGCTCCGAAGACTGCTCGGTATTCTTCTCCTCGCTCATTGTAGACACCATCGAAATGCTCGCGTAGTGCCGGCTCGACGAGTTGCCGGAACAGCCGGTAGTCCATGAAGCCACGCGCGTAGCGCTCGGTTGACTTATAAATCAACTGGTCGGTCGAGAAGTCGGCCGGCCCCACCGGCACGATAAGCGCCCGGCTCATCTTCATCAACGACTCGGCCTTGATGATCGCCGGAGCCGCGAACAGGCCGAACAGCGCTCCGCGCCGGCTAATCTCCATGACTGGGCTGGTCCCACGCCTTGGCGGCATAGGCCGCCTTCAGCTCGTTCAGCGCCACGTCGGTCGTGCCCTCGATGGCGTGGCAGCGGTAGCGCACGCGCACGAGATTGGGCCACGACCGGTTGGTCTCGAAGTCACCGGGGCGATCATAGACCTGCGGCAGCGTGCGCCACACCAGCGTGCAGGATTTGGCATCGGGCGGCATCGACTGGGTCGTCAGCAGCTTGAGCGCCGCCATCATCGACTCGTGGGGCTCGCTCGCGTCGAGATCGCAGAGATGCTCTTCGTAAGGGATACCGAACTCGCTGATGTAGCGTGGCGCACCGACCTCGACCCGGCCGAAGCACGACTCGATGTAGCGCGCGATCCAGTCCTCCACGGCGCTGCCGTGGATCGCGACGTACCTCTTGGCCGGGCTTTCTTCGCTCATTCGAGTCGTTCCCTGTAGGCCTCGCCGACGGCGGCTTCGACGATCTTCTTCATCATCACATCCTTCATCACGCCGATGATGACGTGGCTCTTCTCGATCTCCCTGATGGCGTCGTACAGCAGCTTGCACATGTCGTCGTGCGGGTTGCCGGTCGCCCAGTTGTCGCGCGCGTAGGCCTCGTCGCGCAGCTTGGCGTGGCGGTCGCGCTCGGCTTTCAGCTTCTCGACGATGGCGCTCACAGCTTCTCCAATTCGTCCTCAAACACCCGAATGCTATGCTGCCGGTTGTCGGCGTAGTAGATCACGTTGTACTCAACCGTGCGGAGCTGGCCGTAGAAATGCACGTCGGAGACGCGGGCGCTTATGTTCTCCATGACCAGCAACCGTACCCTGTCGCCGTAATCGAACTTCGGAACCGGCCACGTCATCGCCTGATCACCGCATAAGGTTGCCCGCCGTACAGGATGTACTCCACTGCAGCCTCGCCGTAGGCCATCGCCAGAATCAGCAGGACGGCCAGCAGCAGAACACGGCCGAGGTGGTTCACTTGGTGATGGATTTTACCGCCCACATGACAGCCTCTTCCATCTTGGTGATGGCGAGCGACAGTTCGCGGCTCTCACCGACTTCCTCGCAGAACTCGATGAACAGCAGACCCATATCCTTGATCTGCTTCATGTTGTGCTTCTCGCCCTCGGTCAGCACGCGGTACTCGTGGCGCATCACGTTGTTGGTCACGCGCTGGTCGGAAGTCGACGGCACGAATTCAGGATTGGTGTCAGGTATGGTCATGGCGTCCTCCATATCGTCAGCATAGGGCCGAGCCTGTGATCTTAAAAGGATATTACTAGGACCACGTCGTGACCGAGTCGTCGGTCTATCCCCGCTATCCACCGGGTTATACCGATAGCTAATTAGATGCTAGATAGATACCGACTGCGCCAACGACTCGGGAACACGATGCCCGCCATGGCTGACAAGCCACCGTTCGACGCGGCTCGCTACTGCTTCTGGCTGATCGCCTGCCTGCTCGCCGTGCAGTGCTTCGCCTTCCTGATGGGGCTCGGCTGGTGCATGTGGGTGGGAGCCGCCATTGTCGAAGGGCGTTTTACCTGCGAACGACTCGGATCGCAGCTCACCGAATTGCTCACCATGGGGCTCGCCGCCGCCCTAGCCTTCGCTGGCGGCCTGACAGGGAAGGATAAGTGACATGCTGCTCATGGTCCTGTTTTGGGTGATCCTCGTGATCACCGCGCTCGGTGGCTTCTGGTACTGGCGAGTCCAGCCGTGGCTCCCCGGCATCGGCGTCGTGCTGCTGCTGATCGCCATGCTCGGCTTCAAGGTCTTCCCGCCGTTGTAAGGCCATGGACAATCCCGAACACTTCGCGCTGGCGGAATTCCTCGCCAGCGACACCGCCGATTCCATCGGCGAGAGCAACACCCCGACGTGGGCGGTCGTCGACAACCTGAAACGACTCGGCGAGACCATGGAGCGGGTCCGCGCAATTCTCGACAACGAGCCGGTGACGATACTGTCAGGTTACCGCTCGCCACCGGTCAACGAGGCGGTCGGCGGAGCCGCCAACAGCGCCCACCTGTACGGACTGGCCTGCGACTTCGTCTGTCCCGACTACGGCACGCCGCTCGATATCTGCCAAGACTTGGAGCCCTATCTGGACGTGCTGGGGATCGACCAGCTTATCTGGGAATTCGAGGACTGGGTCCACCTCGGCCTGAGCGAGGGCGCGCCGCGCAACCAGTGCCTGACCATCGATGAACAGGGCACCCGCGAAGGCTTCGCGTAACCGCAACCAAATCGGCGTATGGTGGTTCTGACTACGTTGCAACGACTCGATCCAAAAGGAGTACTCCCCCATGGTTAAGCTCGTCCACATCAACAAGGTTGGCGGCGACCTCTACGTCGTGCGCGAAGCCCACCTGCCGGTCGATCCCGGCTTCGGCGTCGGCGGCGGTCACCCCGATCAGGGCCTGCCCGGCTCGCCGGGCCATCCGGACCACGAACTGCCGCACCTGCCGGGCATCCCCGACAACTCGCTGCCGACCCATCCGCCCGGCATGGTGATGCCCGGCATGGTCCTCGTGCTGGCCCGCACGCCCGACGGCAAGTGGCACTGGGCGTCGATCCCGGCCAATGTGCCCGTACAGCCCCTGCCGGAGCCGCCTGTGGCCCCCAGTCAGGGTTTGCCGCCGACTGCCGCCCCCAAGGCCTGATCGCGTCCAGCGGTCAAAAAAACGGCCCCAGCAGCAGTGCTGGGGCCGTTGCCACGACAGGGTGGCAGCAGACAACCGGGCCGGTCTGGAAACGAAGCCCGGTCGCCCCCTCTAAGCTGGAGGGGCGGGGTGCAGCCCTTTGCGGCTCCCGAGGGACCGACCACAACAGCCGTAATCCCCGCCCCAGTCGCGGGATGCTTCACCCCGCAACATAGGCGAGGTCACCCTCGCCGAACCGGGAACGCCGCCGGGAAGGCCGGCTGCTGCAGAGGCACGGCGTAGAGCGCGTAGCTGTAGGCCGGGCTGGCCGGCGCGGAGCGGGCGTAGCCGAGCGGCCCGTCGACATAGATGCCGGCGTAGTTGTGGCAGGCCATGATGGCCCCGACGATGCAGTGGATCATGATCTACTCCTTGGGCTCGGGGTTCTGGCGGCCCCAGATGATGGCCACGGTGACAACGCGGCCGATGCCGGTGCGCAAATTGCCGTCGAGCAGGCTGTTGAGAATATGATCGACAGCCCACTTGTGCACGTCGTCGCGGGTGTAGCTCTGTTTCTGCTTTTTGGGCTTGGTCATGGCTGCACCGTGATGCCGGCCGCCTCGGCTTGGGCGATGGCGGCGCGGACTTGCTTGCGCGCTTTGGTGCAGCGGGCGAAGTCATCCTTGCCGAGCTTCACAACTGCGACATCGTCTTTGATCGCTTTCAGCGCGGCCAGCATGGCGCGGGCGACGGCCTCGTAGTCACGATGGCCTGCCTTCACGCCGCGCTCGAACTCAGTCATTTGCCTTCTCCTGTTGCGATGCCCGCCGCCTCGGCTTGGGCGATGGCAAAATAAGCGGCTCTATTGGCTGCCTCTATCTCCGGCAATGTTCGGTTGGCGTTTCCATCCACGCGCTTTTTTTCTTTCAACGCGGCCAGCATGGCGCGGGCGGCCGCGTCGCGTTCGCGTTGTATTTCCGTAATTCGGCGGGCGACGGTGGCGTTGTTGGTGCGGGCGGCCTCACCAGAGGCGTCTTTTCCTGCACGGCGGTTCCATGCGGCGATGACCACGGCTCTATTGGTTGATGTGACGGAGGTTGCCCAGCAGTCATCGCATTGAATTTGCAACAGGCCCGTGTGGACGTTCGGGCGGATGCGCGTTGCTTCCTTGCCGCAAAACGGGCACGGCTCCAGCTTCGTCTGGTCGGTCATGGCTTCTTCTTTTCTCCAGAGAGGTGAGGGCAACCGTCGCTATAAGGCGGTGCCAGCGGGCAATCGGCATAGCTCTGCGCAAAGTGGCCGCATTTCCCGCAACGATCCGTCCTCCGGTTCCATGCGGCGATGACCTGCTTCGTCTGGTCGGTCATTTGACTTCTCCTGTTGTGATGCCGGCCGCCTCGGCTTGGGCGATGGCGGCATCTACGAAATGAATGCACGGACAGCCTGCAACCGTACAAGCCAACTCATCGGCATGATCGCCAAGGGCATGGCCGCATTCGCACTTGTTGGCATAGTCAGGGTCGGCCATCAGTCCTGCCTCGGCGTAAAGCCGTACTGCTGCGCCTGATAGGGTGCCAACTGCGGCAGCACCTGCGTCGGCGGCGTCACCGTCTGGCCGTGCGTGATGTCGATGCCGCCGGTCGCCGGGTTGATGGCGATGCCTGAGCCCTGCGCCACCGCATTGGGATCGCTGGTGCCCATGCCGGTGAAGACTTCGCCGTCGGGCGTCGTCGTCTGCCAGTAGCCGTTGTCGCAGGCGATGGTGATGTTGCTGCCGTTGGGCGCGTAGTGGCAACGCACCTGCTGGCTGTGCGAGTCGCTGGCGGCGAGCAGGACGCCGGCCAAGAATCCGAGAGAGATGAGGATGGGTTTGTTCATCCAACTATCCTAGCGATAAAAGAAACCCCCGTCCATGGGTCATCTCTGGGGGAGTGACATGGACGGGGGCCGACGCGCGACTTGGGATGGTGGCTGTGGGCTGCCGCGCGCCGTGGATTCCTAGATGTAGCCGCAGGATGCGCCGGGCGTGCCGGCCTTCACCTCGTGGCCGCGCGCGTCCATGCAGGCGAAGCGACCGGTCGGCTGGAAGGCCGGCGGCTGCGTCGAGGTCACGCGCTGCGGACCGAGCGGCACAGGCTGCGGAGCCGGTGCAACCGGACCAGCAGTCGCAACGCCGTCGAACTGCGCGCGCGGCGCACAAGGCGTCGGCGTGCCACGGAAGGCGTAATAGGTAGCCTTGTCATTGCACATCAGCTCCCGCGCGGCCTGCGCGTATCCGGCGTTGTGGATCATGGCGATCTTCTGGCGCGTCGCGCAATCCTCGTCGACGAACGTGCCGCCGGCCGCAGCGCCCCAGCCAATCACGGAAACACCCCCACTCACAGCAAGGGTACATGGATTCCCGCCACTCACAGGAGGAGCGTAGACCGTCGGAGTCGTCCGCACGATGTTGTCGCTCGACGTGTAGCCGGTGTTGGAATTGCTGTTGGTCGTGCCGCCGGTCACCCGGTCGGTGTTGTTGGCCGACGTGCTGCCCAGTGCATTGCTCGTCTGGTTCAGCGTGACGCCCGTGTTGGTCGTCGAGTTGACGCCCTGCGTGGCGTTCTGCTGCGAGCGGTTGCCGCTGGCGTTGCCGCCGACGGCGCGGGAGGACGAGCTTGAGCCCGACGATGCGCCGGACGTCGAGTCGCTGTTGGAGGTGCTGTTCTGGGTCTGCGCGTGGGCAGTCGCGGCCATCGCCACGACGGCGATGGAACTGAGAAGAGTCGTCTTGAAGGCGTTCATGGGAGTTTCGATTCCTGACTGTGATGGTTGGTAGCAGGCCAGAACCCCCGCCACCGAGAAGGAACACTCGATGACGGGGGAACCTGCATCGACCTGACGAGTCAGGCCGACAGGCCTTGCAGATTGAGGCTAGGGGTTGATCTTGAAGGTGATGAACGTGCCCGAGCCGGAGCCCGCCGCCGTCGATCCACCAGCCGCGCCGCTGGTGTTGCCCGTGGCCGCGAGGCCGAGAGCGAACGAGCCGGTGTTCGTGCCGGTCTGCGTGGTCGTCGTGTTGGCCGACTGTGAAGTCGAGCTTCCCGCACCGATCACGTTCTGTCCCGCCGACTGGCCGGACGTGGCCGCTGCGCCGTTGGTCGCCCCACCAGCGATGCCGAACAGGACCGCACCGCTGGTGCTGCCGCTCTGCGTCTGGGTCGTGCTGGTCGAGGAGGCACCGGAGGTGCCGACGCCAATCGTGAGCTGCTGCGCGCTGGCACCGAACGCCAGACCCACAACAGCAACGCCCGCGAGCAGGGCGATCTTGAGGTTCTTCATGGAAACGTCTCCGATTTGTCGTTAACGAAAAACGCATGCCGGGAGACGTCAGCATATGCCTTGCCCCCATCAAGCGCGGCGGCAGTGAGCCAGCAATCCTGTCGATAGTCAACAGGCAAATCACCGGATGGTCACAGAAAGATATTGCACTCAATCATAGGGGTTGCGTATCTCGCCATCCTCTCGCCGCAGCTCGTCGTAGAGCGCTTGGTTCTCGCCGAGATCGACGTCGACCATCAGCGAGTCGTCGACCATGTCGCCGTCCTTGCGCTCGGTCGTGACGCCCATGGTCAGCCAGCGGTCGGCGAAGTATCGCGTCGCCTGACTGAAGCTGTCGATGAAGTCGTCGTGCCGCGTCGTGCCCGGCCCGGCGTAGGTCGTCAGCTCTTTCACGAACGGCTCGCACCAGCTCCGGGGCTCGCCGCGCACGGCTTTAGATTCGGGCAACCAGATGCGCCCGTTGGCGGCGACGTGGCTGACCGCGTGCAGACGGCTCATCTTGTCAGCCTTGCCGGGATTGTACGGCCAACTGTCGATGCCCTCGTACTGCAGCGTTTGGCGCAGCGAGATGCCGGAGCCCTTGTCCTCGATGATCAGCAGGTCGGGCGTCTTGATCTGCTCGTGGTACTGGCTCGGCCCGATCAGCGGCCTGAAGATCAGGTCGACACGCCGGCCGTAGCGCGCCTTCAGTTCCTGCTTGGCGCGCTTGATAAGCTCGGGAAAGCCAATCTGCTCGTGCCAGCATTCGAGCAGCAGCATGTGCCACTTGCGCTTCTCGGGGAACACGCCCCACACCGTGCAGGCGGTGAAGTCGGGCTCGTAACTCTTCTTGTCGAACGTCGCCTCGGTCAGCGCCGTGTCGAGCGAGATGAACACGAAGTCGAACCACGGCAGCGGACGACTCGTCGGCCACAGGTTAAGCCACGAGCGTTTGATGATCGCCGCCTCGCCGACCTCCAGCAGCTCGCCCAGCACCTCCTGCCGGTAGATTTGCGTGCCCTCGTACTGCGCCAGCTCGTCGAAGAACGCCTCGGCGAGGTTGGCGCGATTTTCCATCGTCGTGCCCATGACGACTCGAACGTCCTTGCGCGCCAGCATGTCCTTGAGCCAGTCGATAGGACGCGGCGTCGTGGTGTAGAGGCGCTGCGGCTGAACCCGCCGGCCGTCGGCCGTGGTGAAGAACAGGCGGGTCGACAGATCGATGTTGCTGATCACGTCCTTGGCGTTGTGGCCCCACGTCGCGATCTCGTCGCCCCATGTGAAGTGCGACTGCGGACCGCGCAGTCGATCCGGCGTCTCGGCCGAGAACCCGCGAATAATGGTGCCGTTGACCAGCCTGATCTCGAACAGCGAGTTGTTGATCTGCGCGATCATCGGCACGGGGATCGAGTTGATGAGCCCCGACGGGCCACCGAAAACGACTCCGCGAAGATCGCCATAGGTCGGTGCGATCACATGGATCACGCAGCCGGGGTAGAGCCCCGCGCAGCGCCGCACCCAGCTTGCCCCGACCAGTGTCTTGCCAAATCCACGACCGGCCTGCACGACGCACAGGCTCCAGCCGTCAATCGGGATGATCTGCTTGTAACGCGCGCGCTCGGCCCAACGATGCTCGGCCTCGATGAAGGCCATCTCGTGATCGCTGGTCGCCGCGAGTCGTTGGCGGAGGGTGCTCACTCCGCCAACGTATCACATCAGTGACGACCGCCGTGCCAGTGGCCACCCGAGCCGTTGCCGTGCCACTGGCCACCATGCCACCAGCCCCAGCCGCCGTTCCAGAACACCCACGGGATCACGATGGGTGGCGGATAGTAGGGCTGCGGCTGGTAGTAGACCGGCGGGCCCTGCGCGTACTGCGGGGCCGGCGGGTAGTAGGGCGGACCGTAGACCGGCCCCTGTTGAGCGTAGACTTGCGCTTGGCCGTATTGCGGCTGCGCCTGAGCGTAGGCGTAGCCGCCCTGACTGTAGTAGCCGGCGTTACAGTAGACGAAAGCCACGAGCAGGCATCCAATCATGGCACAATCCTCCTGTACGCCTATACGGTCGCGATTGTGGCGGCTAGGCGGCGACCACGATGTTCGAATCGACCGAGGTCGAGCCACCGGCATTGGTCGCCGTCAAATGGCAGGCGAAGGCCCGGCCCACATCACTGACTGCGAGCGGATACGGCGTGCCGGTGCCGACAACAGCACCGTCAGCCCACCATTCGTAGGCGTAGCCGGTGGGCTCGCCGATCCAGTTGCCCATGGTGCAGGTGAGCGTGCTGCCTTCCTGCGCGGCGTAGGGTTCATCGACCACGGTCGGCGCGGCCGGCGGAACCGGCGGCGGGACATCGGGTGCCACGTCATGCACGGGCGGCTGCTCGGCGGGCTGCGTGCCGACCGGCACCGCGACGTCGTGGTCGGCCACCGTCATCGGCGTCACCGCGATCTGCGGCGTCGGAGTCGTTTCGATGCTGGCCGGCTCCGGCGTCGTCGTTGCAAAGGTGTTTGGATCGCTCATGTGCCGTCTCCCGTGGTCCCGCTGCTGTCGGTGGCCGGGTCGGAGGGCGGGCTTGCTCCATCTCCGGCGTTGAAGGCGTCGTTGAGAACCTGCGCTGCAGTTCTCTCATGCAGCTCGCGCAGCACGGGATGGACCGGATCGACGGGCGGCGGCGGCACGTTCGAGAGCATCGCCGCGTCGATCAGCGCCGCCATGGCGCGGTTGGTGTCGTCCTGCACCCCGGACATCGTGCCATAGATGCCGAGCCAGTCGGTCCAGTCGACAGAATAGCGACGATGAACGCGCAGCGGCCCGGTCGTGAAGTTGGAATTGATATCGTTGTCCGCCGTGCGGGGGCGCAGCAATGAATGTTGTCTCGCGCTATGCCACAACTCTTCTGCCGGGCCGACATAGTATCGCGTACCCATGCCATCGATCTTGTCGGTGTTGACCAGCGCCAGCATGCGCTCGGTCAACACCTCGTCGTCGCTCAGGGCAAACCAGCCGCGTGCCCGCGCCAATATCTGGACGCTATCATCGACAAACAACCGGCGCTCCTCGAAGAACGCACGCTCATGCATGCACTCGACCCTCGGCATGGTGTCGAGCCAATAATCGAACTCAACACGCAGGTCGGTCTCCTCCATGACCTTGCGCGTAGGCCACGGCAGAGGACTGTCCTCGATCTCGTGACGGGTGAACCGCCGCACGCCGACCCATTCAAACGCCGCGAGATGCCACACGCCGTTCGACATGGTCGGCTCGGTCACGAGGATGAGGGTGCTGCGGTGGGGCACAGTCAATTCCTGTCAGGCTTGACGCTGTTATCGGTGAAGCGCGTGTTGGGACCGACGAACCCCATGAAGCGCTTCTTGAGTCGTTCAAGCGTCGACTCGTAGTGTATCACGATCTCACCGGCAAACCCCAGATCGTCAGCATAGACATGGATGGGATGGCCCTTCTTGAGCTGCCGCACGTTGTCCTCGTCGATGCCCAGCACGATCAGGCTGCGCCCGGTCTGGTCGTTGCGGCCGGCCATCTTGATCATTTTCTATCCCTTCAGTACCAGCACGACGAGGATCAGCGCTGCGATGGCCAGCGCCGCCCACGCCATGGTGTTGGTCCACATCATTCAACGTCACGCAATTTGTCATCTTCCACGACGGCATCGCGCATGCCGGCCAGCAGCTCGGCCAATGTCTTGGCGAACTCAACGTTCTCTTCCATCAGCTCGAACAGCACGTTGACACGGCGCTCAAGCTCCGCGATGCGCTTCTCCTGCAGTCGCGCCGGATGGTTCTCGACGTTCATCTTGCCCTCATGATCTTCGTGTGATCCATCGCTCGCGGCCGGAACACGAACCAGCAGAAATCGACTGCGCCGTTGTGGCCTTTGTCGGGAACGTCAGGCGGCAGCATCTTGAGCCGTCCGCAGATGATGATCCGCTCCAAGAACGGCAGCAAGTCGGCGCGCTTCTTGGCGGCGATCCATGTCATGCGCAGCAGCACGCAGACCTTGCCGTGGCTCGGCACGACGTGCAGGGCGTGCCGCACATGCTCGTCGGCCGCGCTGAACGGCGGGTTCATGACGATGTTGGCTGTCCGGGGAGGCTGCACCACGACACTCAAGAAGTCCGCCTCAAAGGGCATCACACTGTGCAGCTCGGGAAACTGCATGCCGAGGCCGAGATACTTGTCGCTGGCCGCGATGCTGCGCTTGTCGATGCCGGCGTCGAGCAGCTCCCTGACGATGGCCCCGCGCCCGCAGCTCGGCTCCCAGATGCCGCCGTACAGTCGCAGGTTAGACAGCAGCATGTGAACCGCCTCGGGCGCGGTCTCGTAACTGTCGTTGGGATCGCGCGCGTCCTCCATCAGGCCGTACTGGCCAACCGCGCGGCGGGCGCGCTTACGGGCCGTGGCCGTTCGGCCGGCGCGGATCGTGCGGGTCGGTGAGGTCGCGCTCTTCCGGCGTATCGTTGCTTTGGACGAGCGACTCGCCGCGCCCTTGGTTGTCTTCCGCTTCACGACGCGCCGCCTCCATGATCTCTGCCCGGCGCACAGTATCGCTATCCTGTCGATGCGTGTCATGTGGAGATTGCGCCACCGGCTCGATGTCGGTGATGTTGCGCGCGTGAGACGCTGGATCGTTGAGTCGTCCATCGACGAAGCCGCGCACGACCGCTTCAATCGTCGCCTGCACGTCGGTCCGACGACGGGCCTCCTCGGGATCGATGTCGTCCTTGCGCAGCCCCGCCTTGCCCTCGATGCGATCCGCGACCAGCGACCACGCCTGCATGTCGCCGCGTATGCCCTTGCGCACGGCAGCCTCGGCCCACGCGATGACCGCCGGGATCGAGGTCAGCTCGGGATGTTTGGTAGTCGGATCAGGAGTCGTCGTGATCAACGACTCGCGGCTCATCAGCTCCTCGGCCGGCCGCATCAGCGCCAGCCACAGGGCGACCTTGACCGGGTGCCGCATGCTCGCCAGCGCGCGCCAGTCTCGATCCGCTAGGCGAACGCCGGGCACACTGTCGAGCAGGTTTATGGGGGTCACTGGACGGGGTTCATCGGGCATGCCGCACCCTACGCGCAGGGCCTCAAACCGCCAACTTCAGGCGAGGTAGCACAGTAGCACACCCCCCTCTAAAAACTTTCCTGAGATACATTTCAACACGCGCGTAACCGCGTATGGGGGTAATTATCCTCGCACACATACACCAATATCACTGTGCTACCTGTGCTACCTGTGTACGCTGTTGAAATTGTTGCGGTATTTAGTAGCACACTAGGTAGCACACCCACCGTGTAGCACACCTAAATGACCACACTATTGAAGTGGTTTAGAAGGGAGTTCCTTCATCCACCGTGCGAGGAGTGACAATTGGACCGGCAGGTAGCACACCCAGAGCCCTGAGCTGTGCGCGTTC